GGTGCAACGCTGCTTGAGCAGCGCACGAAGATCAACGCTAACGATGCTGATCTGGATAGCCGGGTCACGGCTGCGCAGAGCACGGCAAACGCCAAGTACGCCAAGCCCAGCACCGGCATCCCTGCGACCGATCTGGATGCTGCATCGCAAGCGGCTTTGGCAGCGGCTGGCACGGCTGTGCAACCTGCTGGCCTCAATGCCGCTGCTGTGGGCCTTGGCAACGTCAACAACACGTCTGATGCCAACAAGCCCGTGAGCACCGCTCAGGCTGCGGCTGATGCCCTGCGCGTGCCCATCGCTGGCATCCAGATCACCGCCAACCGCGCACTGACTGCTGCTGACGCTGGCGCCAACCTGATCAACTCCACCAGCACCGCTTACACGGTAACGCTGATCCCTGGCCTTGGTCGCCTTGAGCTTGTGCAGTCTGGCACGGGAACGCTGACTGCTACCGCTGGCACTGCCACCCTTACGGGCACTGCTGTGACCACTGGCGCCAAGACTCGCATTGTGCTGATCGAGGTAACGGCAGGCGCTTATCAGGTCTTCACCACATCCTCAAGCAGCCCTGGTTTCGCCATCCCGATTGGCGGCTTGATATCAGGTCTGACAGACGCAGCCACCAAAGCGGCTAACACAGCAACCATCTTGGCCGCTCTGGCTGCGCCGGGCGCTTACGCGCTGCCGGTCGGTGATTTCGCATTCAACCCCTTCACCATCACCAGTCAGGTGGTGCTCTATGGGCAGGGCGCGAACAATGCATACGGGCCGATCAATGCAACCGACACCGGTGGCAATGTAGGCACTACGGCAAACACCGTCATTCGGTCTGACTCCACCACGGCAGACCTGGTAACAGTTAGCGCGACGGGGTGCGTGTTCAAGCACATCCACTTTGCCAACGGCAATGTGACATCAACAGCGGGAGCCGCGCTAAATCTGGGTCCAGACAGCACGCACACGGCTGATGGCTTCATAGTCAACCAATGCAGCTTCAAGGGCTTCTATCGCCAAATTTATGCAGGCAATTCTGTTGGCTACAGAATCACGGAAAACGTTTTTCTGAATCCTTCTCACTCTTGCATCTGGATTGACAATACTGCCAATGTTGATGAGGGCGACCCGACAATTGCGCTGAACAGTTTCAACAGTTCGCTTAATTCGGCCCAAGCGGCGGTCTACTTCAAATCTGGCGGCGGTCTAAAGATAACCGGCAACAAAATCAACTGCGACCCGCCAGGAAATCAGGGCGCGATAGCGAACAGATTCAAATACGGTATTCACATTGACAATCCAACGGGTGGCACGTCGGTGCTTGTGATGGTTGGCAATAGCGTTGAAAACTGCCGCAATGGCGGCGTGCTGGTGGACTGCTCTACCTCGGGTTCGTACAGCAATATCATCGTTGCAAGCAATGAGTTTTTCTCCGTGAATGCTTCTGGCGCAGGCAAATCCATTGACATCAAAGGTCGTGCTGGATCGGTGCTTACCAATGTTAATACAACGGGCAACATTTTTGCAGCGCCAAGCTATGGCATCCGATACACCTATATCAAAGGCGGAGAAGTTAGCGGAAACAGTTTTACCGACCCCTATGACACGCTGTTCACGCGCGACGCTGGCGTAACGTCTGTGCGCTATCAGCCAAGCAACACGACGTATTTCGGTGCGGCGTCATGTGAGTATTACAGAAACAACGATGTGGGGTTATGGAATGCCGCAGCAGGTCGTAATCAAGAAGAGCACAAGTATGCAAAAGACCTCTACAACGTAACAAAATCGGGATATGTTATTCTCGCTACTGTTGCGACGGAAAACTATGCGGCACTCACAATCAAAGTGAAAATCATCGCTAGCGCAACAGGAGTCGGGCAATCCACATTTGTGGCTGAGCGTCTGTTCTCAAGCGACTTTTCAGCAAACCAGCTTTTTGCAACACCTGTCGCGGATTATGGTTTATCGCGCACTGCTGGTGCGACTGTTGCGGCTACGGTAACAACCTCTGTCTCTAACCCCAAGACTCAAGATATAGATTTGTCATTTGACACGTCAGTAGTGGGATATCTGCAAGTTTTTGTCAAAGTGAATGCTGCATCCTCGGCCACTGGGCTGACCGGAACCTGCATCGTTGAGATTGACGGCGCAGTCGCTTACGCAAAAATGGGTTAATCACCATGCTCAAAATCATCACCTCCCTCGCCCTTTTCATCCTGGCCTTCATCGCGTGCGCCAGCGGCTTTGCTCAGACATTCATCAACGGCTACACAACGACCACGCTAGACAGCCCGCAGCTTGTCGTTTACGGCATACCCGGCAACGTCAGCTCAGCAGTCAAGTCGGGCGCGTTTCAATGCGACCCGCGCTATTTCCCCGCTCTGCCCAAAGCGCTTGGGGCTAACGACTGGGCCGTGTGCCGGGTCTACCCCATCCAAGGCCCCGACACATGCGTGCCAAAGCTCGCTGGTGGCACTGGGGTTGGCTTGGCGCATGATGAGGCGCTTGGGCTCAATAGCTTCGGCTGGGTGTCGTGGTGGTGCCCCAATGCTGACCCCGTCAAAGCCGTGCCGGTGGTCATGGCATGTGCAGGCGCCATGAATTGCGCCGATGCGCTGCTCAAATTTGCAGCGAGCAAAAGCGGGTTTGCTGAGGCTGCGAAAAGCACGTTTACGACGACCGTGATCGATCCCGCATTGCTGCCCGTGTGGAGCGATCCCGCATCGGTGGCAAAGATCCTCGCCGGGCGGCCATGAACGGGCCGCGCCGAATCCTGGCCGCGCTGTCTGAGTCGGGCGGATCGATGGACCTGGCCGAATACCAGGACATGCTGCGCGATGATCGCTCGCTGTCAAATCCATCGACACGGCTACGCAGGGCTGCACACATCGCCATCACCGTGAGCCTTACTGATGCTGGCAGGGCGGCGCTTGAGTTCACACCGCCCCCAGCCCGCAGGCCAGCCCGCAGGCCACCGCGTGTGGAGTACGTCGAGCAGCCGTGTCAATTCATGACCCCGCCGACCGATGCCGAGATTGCGCAAATCAAAGCAGATGCCCGGTCGGCGGCAGGAATCACGCTGCAAAACTACATGCACGCGCTGTGCCCATGAGCCAAGCAATCCAGCCAACCGAAGGAAAACCATGACAGTCGAATCCCCATTCCAGCCCATGCGCGGCGCAAACAAGAAGGTCACGGCGACCACCACATCGCAGGTAGTGGCCTTTGGTGCTGGCCAGAAGTCCCTGCGCGTGCTCAATGCGGGCGCCGTGGTGGTCTATTTCCGCACGTTCAACAGCACCGACACCATCGAAGCTGCCAAGGCGTGCACGAACGCAGAAACACCGGTCGGCCCCGCTGGCGCGGCATCGTCAACGCTCACGATTGAGAAGCCGCAGGACCACGACAGCGTTTCCTACCTTGCTGACTCGACCACAAGCGTGGTGCACTTCCAGCCTGGCGAGGGTGGGTGCTGATATGCAAGTGCCGCTGATCAACGGCATTTACTGCTCGGGTAGCGCACCAGAGTTCAGAACGTCCTACCCGGTCAACATGGTGCCGGTGCCTAAGGACCAGGGCATCAGCTCGGGCTATCTGCGGCCTGCCGATGGCATCAACCAGGTGGGCACTGGGTCAGGCGTTGACCGCGGCGCCATCAACTGGGGCGGCGCGCTTTACCGCGTCTCGGGCACAACTTTGTGCCGCGTGGCCGCTGATGGCACTGTGACCGTGCTGGGTGATGTGGGCGGCACCGGTCAGGTGTCGATGACCTACGGATTTGATCGGCTCGCGGTGGCCTCTGGCGGCAAGCTGTACTACTGGGACGGCACAACGCTCACGCAGGTCACAGACCCCGACCTGGGCACCGTGCTTGATGTCAACTGGATCGGCGGCTACTTCATGACCACGGATGGCACCGACATCGTGGTGTGTGAGTTGAACGACCCGACGCAGGTCAACCCGCTCAAGTACGGATCAGCGGAAAGCGACCCGGACCCGATCATGGCCGTTGATGAGTTGCGCAACGAGGCATATGCGTTCGGGCGCTACACGGTCGAAATCTTCCAGAACGTCGGCGGCAGCTTGTTCCCGTTTCAAGTGGTCTCGGGCGCGCAAGTAGGCAAGGGCATCATCGGCACGCATGCTTACACCAGCCTGGGCGACACGTTCGCCTTCGTGGGCTCTGGCAAGGGTGAGGCGCCGGCCGTCTATGGGCTCGTGCCGGGCAACGTGGCCAAGCTGTCAACGGCAGAGATCGACCAGATTTTGCTGGGCTACACCGAGGCGCAACTGTCCGAGCTGGTGATGGAGTGCCGCGTCGACAAAGGCCACCAGTTCGTCTACATCCACTTGCCCGACCGCTGCCTGGTGTACGACACCATCGGCTCCAAAGCCCTGGGCGAGCCGCTGTGGCACGTGCTGTCCTCGGCCATTCTGGGTGCGTCTACCTACCGTGCTCGCAACATGGTGTGGTGCTATGACAGGTGGAACGTGGGCGACCCAACAAGCGCAGCGCTGGGCGTGCTCACGATGGATCACGCCATGCACTACGGCTCGCACGTCGGCTGGGAGTTCGGCTCCAAGATCCTCTACAACCTGGGCAATGCGGCCATCGTGCACGAGCTTGAACTTGTGTGCCTGTCCGGGCGCGTGGCACTTGGCGCTGATCCGGTTGTATGGACCAGCTACAGCCTGGATGGTGTGACGTGGAGCCAGGAGCGCCCAGCACGCGCGGGCGCACAGGGTCAGCGCAGCAAGCGCATCTGCTGGCGCACGCAGGGCAAGATGCAAACCATCCGCATGCAGAAGTTCCGGGGCACGAGCGAGGCGCATTTGGCTGTTGCGCGTCTTGAGGTGCAGGTCGAGGCGCTTTTCACAAGGCCGCGCTATGGCTGACATCCAGATTAAAACGCGCAGCATCACGCGCGACCAGATCACGGCGCTGGTGGGCAACAATCCGCGCGCCGTGAGGCTCATGGAGGCGCTGACCAGCGACGTGGGCGTGACGCTCCCTGATGCGATTGCCGATGTGGTGGCCGTGGCTGCAGAGGCTCGCGCCGCCGCCTTGGCTGCCCAAACGGTGGCCGACGCCCTCAATGCGATGCAGTTCGTCGCCCTGGCTGCCTCGGCTGGTGTGGCCAATGAGCGTGTTTTGGCGGCTGGCGCAAACATCTCCATCACTGACGGTGGGCCAGGCGGGCCGGTGACTGTGAGTGTGGCCCTCGCCGACATCATTGGCACCGCGTTGCCGATGACCATCACGCCCAAGGCCCCAACATCCGCCGAGACGCCGGGCGCCTTGAACCTGCTAGCCCGCGATGCGGTAGGCGGCAGCCTTAACGGCGGCACGATTAACATCACTGCGGGCGCAGGAAACGCAGGCGGCGCTATTGTGATGACCGCCGGGGGCGGCAACGTATCGGGCGGCGATATCTCATTTACCGCAGGTGATGGTGACAGCGCGGGCGCGCTGATATTTCACGGCGGCAGCGGCATCAATCATGGCGGCGATGTGACCTTCTCTGGCGGCAACGCGGCGGAAGTCGGCGCAAATGCGGGCGCGCTGTTTTTCCTCGGTGGAGACAGTGTAGGCGGCAATGGCGGCAGCATCACGATGGCCTCCGGCGTTGGCGAAGCCAGCGGCGGGCCAATTTACATCAAGAGCGGCAGCGGCTCCACATACGCCATCCACGTGCAAGACGATGGGGTCAATACGCAGATTGGGCTGTATGGAGCGGCTCCTGTTGCGCGCCCCACTACATCAACCGCATCGGCTACGTTTGTCGCAGGCACCGGCACGGCTATCAACAGCGCGAGCACCTTCGACGGCTACACGATTGGCAAAGTTGTGAAGGCGCTGCGCAATGTTGGGATATTGACGTAAGGGCTTTGCGCCCTACAATGACCGCACCCGATCAGCGCACGCTGATCCGCTGAGCCACTAGAGCCGCCAGCAGCTCGCGAACCCCGATGCGGGAGATGTGAACTGACCATGCGGAACTTCTACCGGATTGCCACAGGCGTGAACGTCACGCCCTTGATGCTGGCTCTGGCTCGTCGCCCTGAACTGTGGGCCGAAGACACCTTCTTGCGGCACTACCCACAGGGGCCGTTCGGCGAGATCGATTCGATCATGCTGCGTTTCCCCGAGAAGGTCGTCTTCGACGGCGACGACCAAGAGGAAAAGATCGCGCTCTACAGGCAGAACATGCTGCCAGGCTTCGATCAGCACGAGTCTATCGACTACCCCGCTTATGCGGTTCTGCCCGAGGCCCGCGCCATCGTCATGAACGTGTTTGCGGCCGTGGCCGGCGAGCGCCTGGGCCGCGTGATGATTAACCGCATCGCCCCGGGCGGGCGCATCTACCCGCACCCTGACACCCCCGAGCACGCCAATTACTACCGGCGCTTTCACGTCGTGCTCCAAAGCGAGCCCGGCGTGATCTTCCGTGCTGGCGATGAATCGACATATTGGGAAACCGGCGCCGTCTTCTGGTTCAACAACAAGCTTGAGCACGAGGTCATCAACAACAGCGCGACCGACCGTATCCACATGATCATCGACGCGAGGGTGTCAGCATGATCACGGCACACGTCGAATCCATCGAGCAGCGCCTGCCTGAGTTGATGCCGCTGCTGCCTATCCACTTTGAGGAGCTTGCGCTCAACAAGGACAAGGCGCCGCTTGACCCGCAATACGGCGTCTACATCGAGCGCGAGCGCGCAGGCGGCACCGTGTTTGTGGTGCTGCGCGAGGCTGGCCAGCTCATTGGCTACTTCATCGGCTTCATTGCCCCGGGCCTGCACTACAAAACGTGCCTGACCTGCACGCCCGATATCTTCTACGTGCACCCCGATAAGCGCGGCGGGCGCGGCGGCCTGATCCTGTTTGAAGCCGTCGAGAGGGAGCTTAAGCGCCGCGGCGTTCAACGCTGGTTCGTGGGCTCCAAGCTCCACGCCGACGCCTCCTGGCTGTTCGAGCGCCTGGGTTTTGAGCGCGTCGAAGTGACCTACTCGAAATGGATTGGAGCCTGACATGGTTGCTGCAGCAGTAGGCGCCGCGGCGCTCGTCGGTGGGGTCTACGCGGCCAACTCGTCAGCCTCAGCGGCACAGGATGCGGCCGACACACAGGCCCAGTCTGCCCAGCAAGGAATTGCGGCCAACCAGGCGCAGTTCGCCGCCGTGCAAAAGCTGCTGGCGCCCTACGTGAGCGCAGGAACGAGCGCACTCACGGCGCAGGGCAACCTGGCGGGCATCAACGGCAACGATGCGCAGGCGGCAGCCATCAGCGCGCTGCAGAGCTCACCTCAGTACACCGCGCTGCTCAAGTCGGGCGAAAACTCGATACTGCAGAACGCATCGGCAACCGGTGGGCTGCGTGGCGGCAACACGCAGGGCGCGCTGGCTCAGTTCTCGCCCGCGCTGCTGGCTCAGACCATCAACGACCAGTACAACAAGCTGGGCGGCTTGACCAGCGTCGGCCAGAACGCAGCGGCCGGCGTGGGCAACTCGGGCAACGCCAGCACGGCGGCCATCACAAACCTGCTGCAGCAGCAAGGCGCAGCCACTGCGGGCGGCTATCTGGCGCAGGGTGCGGCGAATGCGGGGTATGCCAATTCGATCTCGTCCGCGGTTGGTGCGTATGGATCGCTGGGTGGCTTCGAGTCATCCGGCGTTTCGCAATCCTCAGTCGATGCCTATAACGACCTCGGCAACGTCACGTTCTGACAAGGATCAGCGATGGACCCGATCAATTACCAAACCCAGGTGCAGACCCCATTCCAGGCGGCTCTGCAAGGCTACCAAGCAGGTGCCGCCATCCGCAATGACCAGCAGCAACAGACGCTGCAGGCTCAGCAGCAGGCAGCAGCGCAGCAGCAGCAGCAACTGCTGTCCTCGCTAGCATCCAACCCGAACGCAACCGCGCAGGACTACGCCCGCGTGATGACGGCCATCCCCTCGATTGCTGAGCCGCTGCAAAAGGCCTGGAGCACCAAGAACGAGGCGCAGCAGCAGTCTCTGATTTCTGACCTGTCGCAGTGGGGCGCAGCCATCAAAAACGGTCAACCTCAGATTGCATCCACCCAGATGCAAGCCCGCGCCGATGCGATGGAGCAGGCTGCGGGCGGACCGACGCCAGAATCCCAAGCCATGCGCGCCAATGCGCAGGCGGTTGACGCGCACCCGGAATTTGCGCTCGGCGTGATCAACGCCAAGCTCGCCGCGCACCCGGACGGCGCCAAGGTGGCGGGCGTGCTGGCCACCCTTGGCAAAGAGCAGCGCGACCAGGAGATGCAGCCCGACCTGGTGCGCAAAGGCAATGCCGAGGCCACATCGGCGGTGGTCGCCGCCAACAACGCGCCAGCAAAGGCTGCGCTTGAAAGTCGCAACATCGAAAGCCAGATCAGGGAGCGGGCCGATCGCCTATCGCTTGATCAAGACAAGCTCACATCCGATGTGCAAATGAAGCTGGCCGAGTTGGGCCAGAAGAATGGCGAGTTGCCCGAGTACGTCGCCAAAGGCGTGACCGACTCGGCGGCCGATTCCATTGCTTCGGATCAGTCGGCTACTCAGATGCTCGGGCTGGCTGACAGGATCGACCAGCAGGCGGCAGCCCTGGGCTCTGGCGTCACGGCCAAGGCTGGCGAGCTCTGGAAGCGCACCTTCGGAGATCAGAACGAGCTGACCCGCATCCGCACCGAATACAGCCGTATCGTCACGCCTGCCGCCATGGCTGCTTACAAGAAAGTGGC